TCGATCTTTTTCTTAGGCTCTTTCATAAGAATGATTTCTTTTGGACTTATTACTTTTTCATGGCAATGTTCGGCATATCAAAGAAAACTTCTGAAACAAATCAAATATCAATTACATGTTCTGGCTTCTTTTCAATGAAGTTTTTCAAGTCATATAAATTGTTCAATGTCCCAAACGGTAAGCTTTTCAGTGTCTTCAATGCCTCTATCATTTAAAGAAACTTTCTTAATATATGAGTCTAATTTATTTAAGGCTCTTGTATATGATTGGATTGTCGAATTAGAGAATTGCTTGTTTACTTTAATTCGGTTTATATACGTATCTATTTTCATTGTGATCAAACTACAAAATAAAATGTTTTGAATCGGTGATAATCTTTCTTTCTAGGTACAATCTAGTGATTTCACGTATTCAATTTCTGATAAAAACCAATAAATAAACAAGAACGGCCGTTAATTTCATTTTGAGGTTTCAATCACATCTGTATGATATCTGAAAAAAAATCAATTGCAAGTGAAAATTTGACAATTGAGTTTTACTGCAGAAGAACAGATAAAAACCGTTGGTTACGGTTTGGTTACGGTTTGGTTTTTAACCAAAAGTTAGCATAAGAAGTAGACATATCATTTTTACGAAATATCAATTACACAGCAGAATTACACAAACTACTCTGTCAAAATACTCCCCTGTTAAATTTCGGCTGAAATATCAGATTTTTCATTTTTTCTTTGACAAAATAATAATGGCAATAAGTAATTACTACTTTGACAACTTTTTTTGAAAAAAAACTTGTAGCAAGTGAACTATAATATTACAATACAGGCATATAACTATTTATTTAAATCGTAGTTCTTATGCCATCTATCAAGAAATTTTGAGCATTATATAATACTGTTGGATGATGAGAGTGAGAAAAATGCCTCTACCCTACCCGTCTGGATACGTATGGACAAGGATGTTCTCACAATTGTAGTTATTGCTATGCAAGGTCTTTACTTGCTTTTAGATGATTACGGCATCCAAACAATCCAAAGTTTATAGATCTAAAGACAGCTTATAAGATTATAGCCGAAGAAATCCCAAAAGGACAAGTTACAAGATTATGAGGTATGACCGACTGTTTTCAACCTGTAGAAGCTATTCATAGAATCACCTACAACGTCCTTAAAGCATTTAACCATTATCAGAAGCCGTATCTCATCGTTACTAAATCGGATTTAGTTGCTAGAGATGATTATATTGAGGTCTTAGATCCTAAATTAGCCCATATTCAGATTACAATAACAAGTACAGATGATGAGCTTGCAGCTAGTTATGAAAAGGCATCTCCCCCATCGAAAAGGATACAAGCTATCGAAAAGTTATCGGCTCTCTGATATGATGTTCAGATTCGTTTATCTCCTTATATTCCTCAGTATGTAGAGATAAATAAAATCAATGCTATTAAGTGTGATAAGATCATCGTTGAGTTTCTTAGAGTGAATGGATTTATCAAACAACGATTCAAGATAGACTATTCAGATTACACTCTCAAGGAATGATGATACAACCACTTACCATTAGAAAAGAAGATTCAACTTATCTCTAAAATCAAAAAACCTCAAATCTCTGTATGTGAAGATGTTCAAGAGCATTACCAATATCGAAAAGAACACTTCAATTATAATCCAGATGATTGTTGTAATTTAAATCTTAACCACAAATAAATGAAAGTAACAGACATTAAACTCTCAGAATTAAAACCTTATGAACATAATAACAAGGTTCATGATGAAGAACAAATTGAAATGATAGCCAATTCTATCAAAGAATTCTGATTTACTCAACCTATCGTAATTGATGAAGATAACTGCATCTTAGCAGGACATGGAAGATATTATGCTTCTAAGCTTCTCTGATTAGAAAAAGTACCATGCAATATTTTGGAATGATTAACTGATGCTCAAAAGAGGAAGTATCGTATTCTGGATAATAAACTAAACGAAAGTGACTGGGATTTAGCCAACGTAAAATTCGAATTATCACAATTAGAAGACTTTAATTTTTGAGAATTAGAATTCTCTGTAGATGATCTCTTCCCAGAATTTACTACTCCTGAATTTGATGCTTCTGAATTCTGAGAAGCAGAAGATGAACCAGATGATGAAGATGAAGAAGAAAAGAAGTCAGGCTTTTCTCTTATTGTTTTTGCTAAAGATGAAGCAGAGTTAGAACTTCTCAAGAAAGACTTAGATGAATTAGGTTACCGTTATAAATAATCAGTTTTATTTTTTTCTTATTATACTATGTCAAAAAGAAACGGAAAGAAGTATCATTACAGCATTATGTATTTTGGATGTTATTGATTTGCTGCTAAAGGGATTATCTCTTATCAACCTTATCTTAATGAGAAGCTAGTAAGAGAAATCTACAATTCATTATGAGATGGAGACATTCTATTGAACATCATTTATATGTGAGAATGCAATGGTTAAAGTCTTATCTTTATTTGATTGAATGGCATGTGGGTTGGTTGCTCTTAAAAGAATAGGAGTTCAACCAACTCATTATTATGCTTCTGAAATTGATTGATATGCTAAGTATATTGCAAAAAGAAATAATCCTGAGTTGATTCATATTGGGAATGTAAAGAAAGTGAATTGAGCTGATTATGAAGGTATTGATTTACTTATTGGAGGTTCACCATGTCAATGATTCTCCTTTGCAGGTAAACAATTAAACTTTGAAGATCATCGTTCTAAGTTATTCTTCGAATATGTTAGAATTCTCAAAGAAGCTAAACCTAAGTACTTCTTATTAGAGAATGTCGTTATGAAGAAAGAATGGATTAATATTATTTCTAATGAGCTGTTTTGAATCCAACCAATAGAAATAAATTCATCCTTAGTATCTGCCCAAAACCGTAGAAGACTCTATCGAGTTTGAAAAAGAAATGATACGTGAGGTTATGATCAGATTTCTCTTTCTCTTCCCAAAAATAAGAACATTAAGATGAGAAATATTATGCAAAGCTTTGTAGATAAATCTTACTTCTTAACTAAAGAACAAATAGATTCTATAAAGCATTGGAAGTCTTACCAAAATCCTTTACGTTGAATTCTTCTTCCTCAAAGTAAATCACCAACATTAACTGCAAGAGGTGCATGAGAATATCATAGTGGAATGATTCTTATTCGAGATAAAGGGAAAATTAGAACTTTAACTCCCCTAGAATGTGAAAGACTTCAAACTCTTCCTGATAATTATACAGCATGAATTGATAAATCTCAAAGATATAAGATGTTATGAAATGGTTGGACAGTAGATGTTATAGCTCATATTTTTAAATCAATTCTGAGTTAAAAAATGCCAAATAGAAAGAAAAATAAATGATGAAGGCCGAGTGTAATTTCTGAGGCAGTTGTAGGAAAACTAGAAGAGTTTTTCAGAGGTTGATGTAATGTAACTCAGGCTTGTTTGTATGCATGAATTTCAAGAGATACGTTTTATGATTGGATGGATTTAACAAAGAAGTTTTCCGACAAAAAGTGTAAGAAAACTCATGAAGATTTTGTCCTAAGAATGCTAAGAGCTCAACAATATGCTTCAGTATGATGTAGAAGAAGTGTTGTAAAAAAAGGTATTGATTGAGATTGGAAAGCTGCAGCATGGTGGTTAGAGAAGAAAGATTGAGAATTTAAAGATAAAAAATGAGACATTACCATTAATAATAATATGTGATTTACTTCTATAGAAATTATAGATGCAACAGGAAAAGAAACTTCAAGTACAACTAACACTGAAACAACAGGAACTTCGGAAGAGCTTTCAGGATAGAAATATTACTGAGATTCTTTATTGAGGTTGAGCTAGATGATGAAAATCATGGTGAGTATGTGAAATTATCACCATGACTTGTATTCAAAGACCTTGAATTGTTTGGCTTGTTTGACGTGAAGAATGGGACGATTTAAGAAAAACAACATTAACTACATTGATTAAAGTTTTATGAAATCATGATATGTTAGCAGGTAAAGATTATAATCTCAATCTCCAAACTAAAGAATTAAAGTTCTATAATGGTTCTAAAGTTCTCTTTGTTCCACTAAAACAACAGCCTTCTGATCCAGAATTTAACTGGTTATGAAGTTATGAAATAACCTATGGTTTTGTTGATGAAGCTCAGCAAGTATCAAGGAAAGCTATCGATATTATTCTCTCCAGATGTACTGAAAAGATTAAAGAATATGACTTAGTGGGTAAAATTATTATGACCTGTAACCCTATGAAATGTCATTTATACAATGATTTTATTAAACCAAATAATGAATGAACTCTGCCTTTTGATAGAGTTTTTATCTCTTCTTTGTACAAAGATAATCCTTTTATAGATCATGCTAAATATGAGGAATCTCTAAAAAGAGCTGATAAAATCACAAAGGAAAGACTTCTCAAAGGTAATTGGGAATACGATGATGATCCTACTAAATTATATGAATATGATGATATTGTAGATTTGTTTACCAATGCATGAGAAAGATGAGAACATTACATTACTTCAGATATTGCTAGATTATGAGATGATAAAACAGTGGTTATTGTTCGGGATTGATGGGTATGAAAAGTATTTTCTTATACTAAGAATAGAACAACAGAAACCTCTAATATTATCAGATGATTACAGCAACAATACAATGTAAAGAATTCTAATACGATATGTGATGAAGATTGAGTTTGATGAGGAGTAGTAGACCAGTTAGGTTGTAAAGGTTTTATCAATAACTCCTCCCCTAACCTCTCAGATGCAGAAAAAGAAATAAGAAATTATAAAAATCTGAAAGACCAATGTTATTTTGAATTAGAACCTATCATCTCTTCATGAAAAATGAGGTTAGAAGTAGACAGCAGTATAACTAAAGAAACCATTATTGAAGAACTTGATGTTATAAAGCAAAAGAATCCAGATAAGTGAGGAAAATTACAGATATTAACTAAGGAAGAAATCAAAC